AGACTGTTACAGGAACACGAAACAAACAGCGGGGCACGCTCCTCCCAGGGCTGAAGCTCCTGGGATTCCGCTACCCCCTGCACCCCAACGAAGTCTTGAATGCCACCACTTAGGCCGACATGGTTCAAAGGCTCCTACGCCAGAAGAAGTCGAGCAGAACCGTATACAAACCGTAAAAGCTCACCACATGAGCCTGGATCGATTCATCGAAGAGGTGACGTCGTGATGCTAGACAACGAAATCATCCAACGGAGAGAAAGGGCATTGGTCCACGGCCAGGTAATTGATGCAATGTCTCTGGAATGGCTAATTATCCCCTGGGGATCGGAGTGTTGCCACGGCTGCGAAAATTATCGTTGCGGTCGATCAGTCACAGCTCATGGCTTCTGCCCAATTCAGCGGCGACCGGTAAGCCCGCACTACTACTGTGATCAGTGGGGGCAGGATTAAGATGGCCGCTCTCGACGCATTCTCATTATCTCCGGAAGATTGGGAAGATGTAGAAGCAAGCTACGAAGCCGCGCTGTCCGAAACATCGGCTGAGGCTGCTGCAATTTTCGGGATGGATCAGGGTCGGGCAGAAGGTCTGCTTGTACGGCTCCTGCAGAACACCACCACAGAGCAGCAGAAATGGCTAGCTCTGGGGATCGTGGTAGGCCGGGCAAGCGCCGGTGCAAAAGACCCCTAAAATCATGACAAAAAACCGCAGAGTCCGCACAATCCGCACAATCCGCAATGTCCGCAGAAAACCTTTATATCATATTGATGCATCTGGGTGTATATGGGATCGGAACTAGGTATAAAACATATTCACATACCTGTAACTGACGAGGAGTATAAAAAATTCAGTGCAGTAAAGGCAAAAGGCCAGACGTGGCGACAGCTAATCTTAGCCATTCTGACCGAAAAGACTGAGGGCAAATAAAAGTTGCCCGCGATCGGCTGTAACCGTTCGCAGGCAGGTTTGGGTGTAACAATATGGCCACATCGATCAATCTATTAGAAGATTTCTCTACCAAGGAGTCGTCCTCGTGATGGTAGAACTCTTACCGGATGCTGGTGCAGCACAGAACATTGTTCTGCAAGAAAGGCTGGAGCATCTGGAAGAGATCACGCGGCGACAAAGCATAGCCATCGAGCAGCTCATAAAAAATAATGCTGAGCTGAATGATCGGCTGTTCAGATTGAAAGAGGCCATTAAGGAAGCCCTAGCTCGCCACCAACTAGTCATCGATACGTACCTTGATGTCGATCCAGTGATCTTCGATGAAAACGAAGAGGGCAGCGTCTTGGTCAGAGGAGCAGCCAAACGAAGAGCAATTGCTTCAAAAGAGCACAGCACAAGGCTCGCAACACTGGAAGAAGGTAGCACAGATCACGAAGCCAGGCTACGGAGTATCGAAGCTGGACGCAAGAACCAAGATACAGGGCACAACAAAGCGCACCTGGATCGTTTAGCAAACGAGCTTATGGTGCGATCAAATGCAGGCCAGATGGGCGTGACCTATGCAGAGGCGGGCAAGATCCTGAAGCTGAAAAAGGCCAGGATATGTCAGCTCCGCGAGTTGATCTCTTCAGATTCCCGTTTCAATATTTCATGGCATCCGAATCGCAAGAATATGAAAATCATATGTCTTAAGAAGAATAATAACAGGAGGATCGTTTAATTAAACGTTTAATTGATACGGCAGAATAAGCTAGGGGCAGTCGGAAAGTTGTTACGCAACTTTCTAAAAGTATGCCAAAAACATATTCAATTACTTTAAAGTAGTATATAAATGTATGAATAATGTATATAAAGCACGATATGTTCCCTAGCAAAACGTCGGGCGATCATTAAACGTTGAATTAAACGATTAACGCCGTTAACAGTCTAAAATGGAGGATTCAAGATGCAAATGCACGTAATCGCCACGGAGCTTGGAGAGGACTGGTCCGGGCCGTTCACAGATATACAGCTCGCTAAAAAGATCCTGACCATCGTCAAGCAGCTCGACCCCGAAGCCGAGATCATCAGCCGGGAAACAGACCCGCACAGAGAGCAGATCGAGGCCGGCCTGCAGCCCTATCAGATCCTGGTGGAGATCATCGGAGGAGAGCCACAGCTTCCCGCAACGGTAAGCCTCTGCTGGCCGCCTGCCGCTACAGAAGGTATCCAGGAAGGCACGCCGGAGCATACGAGTTACTTCTGTTGGGCCAGGAACGAGAAGGACGCACTACTCCGGCTGGCCCGGCTAAACAAAGCGACACCGAAAGCGAAAGCGGAGTCTGCATGATCGATGAAAGCAAGAAATTTGAGGTCCTGAAGCGGGCCGTCATGACGTACGGTGACAGATCCCAAACAGATATACTGATTGAGGAGATGTCTGAGCTGACAAAGGCGATAATCAAGAGTAGGCGGCATGGTGGGAAATATGCCACCAATGAAATTCAAGAAGAAATCGCAGACGTTCAAATCTGCTTAGATCAGCTAAAAATGATCGCTGGAAAGAACTATCCAGGAATTGGTTCCTGGACAAATCACTATGAGCAGACGGTAATGCAGAAGATCAATCGATTGGAGGGTAGGCTAGACAATCGAGAGCGAAGTGCAAAGGCGGGTAGCGCGTCAACTACCCATGACTGAAGTCATGGGCTTGCAACTACGATAATGTTGTGTCGCATTTGGCCGGTTGACTCTTGGATTGGCGTATCCTCACAGGTACGTTCTCTTCGAGAACAGTCCTGGCGACCTACTCCGGAAAGTGCCGTCACATGCCACCCACTCAGGCCAGGGATTACTCCCACCATGCCCCCCGAAGCGATTTGCACTCAAAACATGCAGAACTTTAAGCCGTGTTTCTCCGGTATATCGGAGTGCCCTGCCCTCGGCGAGAGGTGTCTGCAAGGAGCTTAGTGTTAAGCTCTTGAGCAATCTATATATAGCACATAGCTACTATATAAGACTTATGCCAAAAAAGGACATCGCTGTAATCCAGCTAAGAACGAATACAAGGGAACGTCTTAAGCAAATTGGTAAGAAAGGAGAAAGCTACGATGCAATCATTAACCGATTATTGGACGAAAGAGATAACAGCGGGGTACGCTCCTCCCGGGGCTAAAGCCCAGGGTTTCCGCTACCCCCGCACCCCGAGGTTGTCATGAACCCTCTTCAAGTTGCCAAAGACTATGCTGCCGAGGAAGGCTTCGATTGCGCCACAAACGAGGACGGGTCCGCCCATATTTTCCATCCATACGGCGCAGCCATGATACTGCCGGATGGCCGAGTTGAGTCCGAATCCAACCCTCGCCTGAAAGCAGTGCTGGAAAAGAAGATCGCCCAGGCCAGGGCCAAGGACGCGCAACTCCTGGAAGACCCATCGGGCAGGTGCACCATCCGGTTCTCGTCGAAATACCTCAAGATGCCTGCACAGGTCGCAGGCGGCGGCGTTCATGAGACAATCTTCCTGGCCGTGCTGAAGGTCAAGCGGGCCCAGCTCTCGGCGGAGTTCCTGGAATGGGATACCAAGTTCGCAGACAAGCCCGGCAACTTCCCGCTACCGTCCGGGCCGGAGTTCCTGGTCCTACTGCTCCTCACATCCGGCCAGCTCTGGACCACTATTAGAGCAGCCTGGCCGCCAGAGAAAGAGGAGTACTACCGATCACATGTCGGTGAACCGGTGAATATCGAAATCGAAGGAGGCAATGTATGAAAGCAGAGCTAGATCCTGTCAGCAAACTGAGCTATGGATATTGGTACTGTCCGGAATGCAAATCGGAATTCTTCGGTCCGTCCACGACGTTTCACGAGCCCGGATGCTCATTGAACACTCCCGGAAGGAACGATTTCAGCAAGCTAACCTATCGCTATACAGAGCTGGAATTAAGCGAATTCCTGGCAGGCTACGGACTCATGCCGGCATGCATTCGGAAAATGTTGCTGGAGGGGGAAACATGACCCGTCCCCCATCTCGTTCCTATTCAGACACAACTACAATCGGATTCCCTGTACCGGGCGACTGTCAGCCAAACAAGCCCGGCGCGAAGCCAAAATCCAAGCTCACTGAAAAGAAAATCTGGAAAATGATAAACATGCGCCAGAGGTAATGACAATGTCCACAACCTCAGATACAATCCTGAAAGCCATCTTCCCACCAGATGGCCAGACAATCCCGCTCACGGTGGCCCGCAACTGGCCCGCCGTAGAACATGCAGTCAATCAGCTCGCAGCAGCCATGAACGGAGAGCAGAACGACGCGCCGGCAGGAGGAAAAGCGGCCAGAACTCCAGAGTGGTACGCGGCCCGCAACGAGCGGATATACAGGATCATGGATGAGAACCCCGAAGCACCAGCAAGAGAACTGGCCCGGCTGGCTGGTGTCTCAGAGGGCGTCATCAAGAATCTCTCCAGAAGGATACATCCGCGGAACGTCTGCAGGCCAGAAAACGGAAACGGTGATCATATCGTTGAAGCCGACGAAATGATCATGATTGAGCTGAAGCCGATCGAAAAGGCAGAGCACACCCAGGCCGGCGTTGCAGATGAGGCAACTACTCGGAATTCCCGAATAGTTGAAAAAATTGAAAACGCGCCAATCCTGTCAGAGCCCGAAAAGGCCGAGACTCCAGCCGATCAGGGGCCGAAAAATGCGGAAATCCCGCAGGAATTGCCATCTAACCCACCAGAAACGCCCGTCCAGGACCAAACTCCAACTGTCCGGGAATCCCGGAATGTTGAAAAGATTTCGAATGTCCTGGACACGGCCAATGGCCCCAAAATCCCCCACAGCGAGGACGACTTCATCATAGCACAGCGGGAATCCGGGATGAAGTTCGCAGAAATTCTCGCAGCCCTCCGGGCAAAAGGCATAGACTGTGCCCACAAGGACGTAGAGAACCGCTACTACATCGAGAGCAGGAGACGCGCCAAACAAGAGAACGGCAAGCCTCTCCCACCTGCAGAAAAGCCGCAATCTGATATCGTCGCCCTCTCTCGGCAGGAAATCGACGAATGGATGTGGAAGCTCTGGAAAGGTGGCATGAAGCCCGGAGAGATCTCGGAGAAGCTCGTCGAGGATGGATACCAGTACAGCGAGGCAGCAGTTCGCCGCAGACTCTTGCAGCAGGGGGCGAATTTATGAGCGCCAAACGCGAGGCCGAGCGGAAAGAAGCTCTCGGCCACTTGGTGTACTTCCAGGAGATGCTTTTCGCCCAGGAGCAAGCGGCCCGGCGAATGGGCGACAACATCAAGATCTGCCGGAAGAACGTTAAGGTCTGGGAGGGCCGCATAGCAAAGCTGGAGCAGTCCGGCAGGCCAAAAGACGCGAGGGGTGGGGCATGAGCACACAAGATCTGGTGCTCCTTATCGTCGCGGCCTTCGGACCCATCAGGAGCTACGAGATCTATCGATCCACAGGGCGCAACGATGCCACGGTATCGAGGGCGATCGCATGTCTCAAGAAATCTGGTGAGATCGCCCCTCTGCAGCTCACAAACGGAGATCCGGCGCGAGTTGGCCGTTGGTGGGTGACCCCATGAAAGCCGAGACTCTGAAAGCTCTCCTGGCCGCACTGAGGCCGGGCGAGATTACCACCGTTCGGCAGATCTCCACCAAGTGCGACACCGATCTTGAGCGGGCGCGAAAGTGGCTGGACGAGTTGGTCCGGGCAGGAATATGCGAAAAGACGATCGTCCGCTACCCTGGAGTGAAGCGTTACCCCGCAGTGCGTGCGAAAGGGGGCTACGTCCTTCGCTGGAGGCCAATATGATCGTCACCTACGAGCGCCTCAGAGACCGGATCGAGGCAGTTCTGCCAGATAACGAGGAGTTCGCCCGGTCAACGTGGGATCTGGCAATCTGGCTAGGGGCTACGCAAACCCAGATAGAGGATGCTCTGAAGGCACTGCTGAAGTTCAAGGCAGTACGCCGCAAGCAAGATACGATCATCACCGAGTCGGGATGCATTCTTCGGTGGATGTGGTGGAGGGCCTGAGATGGTCTCGGATAAGCTGATGCAGGAATTTCGGGCAGCATTATCTCCCGACCGGCCACTCACCATCAATCAGCTCTCCCATAAGCTCCAGAAGGACACCAGCCAAACACGAAAGGTGCTGCTGATTATGGAGGGGCTGGGTCTGGTGGGCCGGGTAGAACTGCCACACAAACGCCGAGGTCAAGCAAAGAGTGGTTGGGTACTCCGGACCATATAGCACCGGAGCACCCAGCACCGGAACATATAGCACCTATAATTATATTTACTTTATGAGGATATTAGATACCGATGTCCTCCCGACTTTCGCGCCAAGGTAGGTCAGCCAGGGCCGAGCCATCGAGCCGGGTAGGGCAAGAATGGGACACAGAAATTCAACCAATCTATTTTCGCTCAGGTAATTATTACACCGCACAACAGTATTACCGTCGCTTCGGATGTTCTCGTCTAGGGAGAGGGGACTCCGTAGCCACAAGCTACATTCCTCGAAAACACTGCGGACAACATCTAAAGATCGATCATAACGGCTTTGCATACTGCAAAGAGTGTTTCAAAGTCTTCAATTTTGGCAATCCAAAAGACGACGACCGGCCAGTCCAGATACCGGTAATCAAGGAATGGGGTCCGCCTATGATCAGGCGTTCCCGGAAACGGGGTTCTGTGGGTCGCGCCACAAGCGCCGCACCCTGATATATACTCTATCGACCTATAATGAAATCCGATCGAAAATCCCGGCTTTTCTGGAAAGGGACACCGGGCCGCAACGCTGCTAGGGTAGCATTCCAGCAGTCTCAGGCACAACTCTCTGCCAGAATGGCCTCAGAGCGCGTGCAGGCGAAATACAAGGAGCTGAGGGAACGTGCCGACAGATCAGCCACAGGAGCCGGAACTCAAGCCGAGCGAAAAGCCTCTGTTGCGGGCCAATCCCCTGATCCCGCCTGAATACGGTGAAGGGCACAGGCCTCTGCCGAACCTGGCCGCGATAATCGCGGCGGATAAAGAAAAAAGATCAAAATGATACCCTATACAAGGGCTGCCTGCATGGACTCAATGAGATCCGGATTGCATAGCGCATAATTGGCGGCCCCTGAGCAGAAGTGGCAGACCGGAAATGCGCCAGGCCGCTATCCTGGTGCGCTACAAGGCGCTAGTGGGTTCGATTCCTACCTTCTGCGTGGCATCCTGAACAGGATGCGTCAGACCAATGGGCCGGAGTGACGACCGGCCCCTTTCCTCCTGCCACACAAGCACAATCGGAAGTGCGCCCGGCCTGTAAATGTCAGGATACCGGATGGCTGAGAGTTCGAGTCTCTCGTGTGGCTCTTGCCTGGCCGGGATTCGTAATTTCCCTCCTACATCGAAAAGCGAAGCCCGGCCAGGCCGATTCTAATTCATGACAATCTTGTCAAATCGTTGTCAAAAAGTGATCATATGGCCTACGAATCGATAGCAGAGTATGTTGACAAAATTGAAGATCTATTGACAGAGGATCTTAGCCCACAGGCCATAGCAAGTCGGCTCGGAATCCCAGAAAAGTGGCGAACAATCCATCGCTACAAAAAAGAAGTATTTGACTTCAAGAAAGCTGCCGCCGAAGAGTGGACTCAGGAAAAACAGAAGGGACATGAAGAACGCTTCAAGGCTGGCAAAGATCGCATAATAGACGATTTTGAATTTCTAAATCGGATTAAGTTAAAAGCCGACTCTTTATTAGATTTCAATGCCGGAGACACATACACGCGAGTGAATAAAAACGGCGAGGAGGAAACCGGCATCATTACTCCACATTCGCTTTCAGAGATCTACGGTAAAGCTGCCCAGATGGGGTCTGCCGCCATCAAGGCCGGGCAAGAGCTGGCCGGGGACGATCCTGGGAGTAAGATGGCTGATGCGATAGAGAGCATTTCTGATGTCGAACTTGATCAGCTCCTTAATGCGCTTGGCACCGGAGAAAAGGGCGGCACTGAAGGGAAGTCTTGAGCGCGAGAAGATTAAGCGGCTCCATGCACGGATTCCCTCGATGTGGGCCACAGACCTGGGCCTGATCCGGGACAAAGAGGATAATTCCGTCCCCCTCGACCCGTGGCAAGTTCGAATGCTCGACACACCTAGCAATAGGATCTGCTTAAACATCCATCGGCAAGGTGGCAAATCCGCCATGTCGAGCCTAATAACGCTCCATAAGGCCATCTTCAAAAAAAAGAGTCTAGGGCTGATCATAGCTCCTGCCCTTAGGCAGTCGCAGGAGAACTTCAAGAAGATCCAAGACTACATCGATCGCTTTCCAATTTGCCCTAATTTTGATGAGTTCACGAAGCTGTCACTGCAATTTGAAAACGGATCACGGATTCTGACCCTGCCGGGCGGCAATGAAGGCACGACAATACGTGGCTTCAGCAGGCCGGATGTCATAGTCGAGGATGAAGCAGCACAATGCTCGGAGGAGCTATTCGATGCTATCCTGCCGATGATGACAACTTATCCGCAATGCAAATTTATCCTGTGCTCGACTCCATTCGGTCAGCGCGGGCACTTTTACAAGATCTACACAGAGAGTACGGCATGGGAAAAGCATAAGCTACGGGCCGCCGAGAACCCGCGGATTTCTCAGGAGTTTCTAGCGGAAATGCGGGAACTGAGGGGCCCTTACGTTTTCGCTCAAGAATATGAGTGCGAGTTTGTGGCTTCCGATACTCAATTGATCACTCACGAATCGATCCTAAAGTCTGCCAATACAAATATCAAAATTGTGGAAATATGACATTCATCATAGGGCTTGATCCGGCACAATTGAGGGACTGGAGTGCAATCGCAGTTGTAGAGATGAAATATACCGCTGCGGATGCTGCAAAACCTGCCCATTTCAGATACGAACTCGTGGCCATGAATCGCAAACAGGGGTTGCCGTATGACAGAATCGTCGAGTGGGTGATCAACGTTATAAATAAGCCGGAGTTCAACCAGGGGCAGCCACCAGTGTTCTTGCTTGACGCCACGGGGGTAGGTGTCGCCGTTAAGGACATGCTCCGGGCAAAGGGCGTCCGGCCAAAGGCAATCACAGTCACAACCGGCGAGGCTACTACACGAGTCGGCCCGGAATTCCACATAGGCAAGGCCCGCCTTATCGGCAAGTTCCTGGGGGCATTCGACGCCGGCAAGGTTGAACACAACCCGAACATGCCGATCTGGCCTCAGGTCGAGCGAGAAATGCTGTCCTTCCGGGCTGAGATGAGTGCCCAGGGCCGCGTCAAGATGGAAGCCGAAAGCGGCGAAAACGACGACATGCTTTTCGCCCTGGCTATGTGCATCTGGTACGGCGAAGAGATCTTACGAGGGGGCAAGCGGCTGTGATATGCATCTTTTGCGGCCAGAACATCTCACAGCTCAAGCAGCGTCCGGTCCCCGTCGCTCGTCTGGAGTTCCGGCCCTACATCGGCCAGAGCGAGCCTGGTCAGGACAACCTCTCTGGCATGGAATGCTGCCAGGATTGCTATCATAAGGTGCTCTTTCATCGGGCCGAATCCATAGCAGAATACGGAAAACTTAAGGACATCAAAGAATGACTCTTACGGACCTCAGCTTCATTGCGCCCGATCAACCGTGGCCTCCTGAAGACAATGACGAAGCCGACCGGCTGAAAGAGCATGAGTTCAACCGGGCCATCTATAACAATCAGCATGAGGTCTTTAGCAAGTATGCCCTTTACCTTCGAGATAAGGCAGATGACGACAAGAAGATTGCCATCATTCTCGGATGGGGCGAGAAGGCCACGAGTAACTACATCAATCTCTGCATAGGCGAGGAGCCCGACGTAGAGATTGATGATGTCGATGCGGTCGAGGAGCGGCCAGATGAGGAAGTGCTGATCGATGCATCACGCTACGGCCTCGGCCTGTATGAGGTCACTCAAGACGGCATTTTCGCTCAGAACCCCGGCACATGCTACCTGGTCAATGCGCCCGGAAACATCCGCAAAATCACTCATTACGTTTTCTTCAATGAGTTCAAAGCCGATAAACGTGACTTTGTCAAGTTCACTATTCACGGAAAGGGCTCCATCCAGCACCTCATCTACGAGGTCAATGACAAGAAGCTAGGTGAGAAGCAGGACCTTGCCGCCTACCCGGCCTATGCAGGCCTGCAGGTCGATCAAAAGACGGGAATCCAGAAGACTGGTGTTGATGATATCCTGGTCGTCCGGCTGGACAATGCCCTCAGCTCTGAGAGACGATATGGCCGTTCCGACTACACACCCTCAGTGTGCTCTCTGATCGAAGCACTGGAACTGGCGTTCTCTCGGCGCGAGGAAGTCCTGGCGAAGTTCTCCAGGCCGGTATTCCAGGCCCCGGAGTCTGCTTTCAATCATTTCAATCATGCTAAACAAGTGTGGGAGATCCGCTTAGATGAGCCGATATTCCTTGAGCCCGGCTCGATGAAGGCCGAGTACCTCACCTGGCAGGCCGAGCTTGGGGCAGTGGAGAATGCCATCAAGGACAAGATGGATCAGCTCTTGCAGATGCTCGACCTGGTCAAACAGGAAGAGTTGGGGCAGGCCACCAGTGGCACCGCACTGGCCTTCAGACTGTTGCCAACCAGGGCCAGGGTCCGAAAGTTCGCTACAGGTCTGAAGAAAGCCATTCCGAAGGTCCTGAGCCTCAAGAGCAAGCTGGATGTAGCACTACATGTTCCTGATGCGAAGGCGATCGAGCCTTCTCAGGTGTCCGTCACCATGCAGGACGGCGTACCGCGCGATCCACTGCAAGAGGCCACATGGGCCACGCTCGCCTTCCAGAACAACGGCATGAGCCTGGAGACGTATGTCTCGATTACTCAGGGCTTGGAGATGTCAGACGATCCGAAGAGCGCCCTGCAGAAGGAAGTGGCCAGGATCAAGTCCTCCCGGCCAGCGGCGATCGAAGAGCCTGAGCCCGTGGCGCTGGATGATGGCATGAATGTCTGAGCCCCGAAGCTTTACTGATGAGCGGGCCAGCCGTCTCGAAAAGCTCTACGCCGATGCCGACGAGCAGATCACCAAGCAGATAGGCATCTACGAGGCGTCCGGGCGTGCACCTGGAACAACCCGAAACCTTAAGCAACTTCTCAGCAACGTCCGGAAGATCCGGGCAGACGTGCTCAAGGGCGCGAGGACCTGGACGAATACAACCATCGGCTCCTCGAAGGGTCCAGGGATCGCATACAAAGCCGGAATGGAATGGGCCGACAAAGGCATCCCCGAAGAGTCTGAGGTCCTGCCGGGCTTCTTCAACGTCCATCAGCAAGCAGCTTTGAAAATCGCAAACGAGATCTATGGTCGATTCGATGAAGTTGACCAGACGATAGGTAAGTCTGTCAGAACGGTTGCCCGGCGAATCGACGACGTGTACCGGCAGATGGCGCTGGCAAAATCACAGAAATCCGTTCTTGGATATCAGACTGCCAGACAAGCCGCGAAGGACCTCAAGAAAGATCTCCAGGAACGAGGGATAACGGGCTTTGTGGACCGATCTGGACGGCAATGGACGCTCCAAAATTATTCCCGAATGGCAGCGATCACCACCACAAACAACTGTCTCCGAGAAGGCGCTATAAACCGCATACAAGAGCGGGGGCACGACCTCATTATAGTGTCTTCGCATAGTGGTTCATGTCCGAAGTGCTCGCCCTGGAACGGCAAGACGCTTTCGATATCTGGCGAAGATCCCGATTACCCGTCTCTCGCAGATGCAAGAGCAGCACAACTTTTTCACCCACGGTGCAAACATGCGGTGAGCCTCGCACCAGCCGCCAAAGATCGCTTCTTGGAGCGGCTACAGGGCAAGCAGGGCGAAGCTGCGAGGCAGGCGGAGATCACAAGGCTTGCAGAGAAAGCGGGATGGAAGAATCCGATCAAGGAAGCATCTCCAGAAGAATTCATAAAGCAGCGAGATAAACTACCTAAAGCATTGCTGAATTACCTTACTCCGTACACCACCGAAGGATACAATGCCGCTAATGTGAAGCTGAAGCTGCATAAAAGCGGCGGTGGAGGCTATGGGCTGAATGGCGACGAGTTGATCTCTGTCTTCTCTCTACCCGGAAAGCATCTCGGATCTGAATTGGTCGATGATGCAATAGCGAACGGGGCAAAAAGGCTTGATTGCCTCGGAGATAGCTTATTAAAATTCTACAGTGACAAAGGATTTAAAGTAGTAAAGACAAACAAGTGGGATGATAAGTACGCCCCAGAAGGCTGGGACCACGAGAGATTTAAGCGACCTAATCTGTATTACATGGAGTTAAAATGAGCGAAAATAAATACCAGAACGAGCGGGATGTTGCCGAAGAGCTGTTCGGGTATTCTCCATGCCTCCACTGCAAACGGCTTGAATGGGACAATGAGAAAGGCAACTACTGCAAAGCATTCCCTAAAGGTATGCCTAATGAGATCTTTTGGGGCGAGAACCTTCATAAGGCACCTTATCCGGGCGACAACGGAATAACATTTTTATCATCTGATTAGTCAGTTTGCAGCCAACGCTCTTGGTGTAATCACCTTACTACCCACCAGCTCCCTCAAGAACACTTAACATTTTGCATTCACAGCCAACGCCGGGCTTGATCGGCGGGAGAATTTTCTATGCCAGATCCACAACCACCAGCCGCAGGCACGCCTCCTGCACCACCAGCACAAGGCGGGAATAACCAACCACCAGCAAACACCCCTGCACCGGCACCTCAGCCGGGGAACAATCAGCCACCGGCGCAAACACCACCGGCAGCGGAGTTCATTCTCACACAAGATCAGTTCAATGCTCGATGGGCTGATAAAATGGCCGCTCTTGAAAAAGAGATCGGCCTGCCCATCAAGGACGTGAAGGCTGCTCTGGAGAAAACCAAGAAGCCGCCAGCTCCCACCGGAGAGCCCCTTTCCGGGGCAGATCTGAAGCTCGCCAAGATGGAAGCCCTCATGACTGAGGGCATACCGTCGAAGCAGATTCCACTACTTCTCCTGCACCTCAATATCGCGGGCAAGACTCGCGAGGAAATTCAAGCGAGTGTCAAGCAGCTCATAGAGCTGAAACTCCTGACAATCGAGACTCAACAGGTACCGGCGCAGCAGCCGGGGAACAGCCAGCCAACGGCACAGGCCCCGCCAGCCGCGGCTGCGCAGGGGGCCGGGCTTCCGGGCGTGCCTGGCACCGGGCCGAAAGTGTGGACGAAAGCAGAGGTCCTGGCACTGCAAAAGGACAACCCCGTCGAGTACGAAAAACATCGATCGGAGATCCTGGGGCAGATGTACAAAGGCCTCATAAAGTGAGGATTTTAGATGACTCTTGAGAATTTTATACCCGAAATATGGGCGGGGGATGTACTCCAGGCCCTGCAGAAGGCTACTGTCTTTGGTAGCCTTGTGAACCGCGATTGGGAAGGGCTGATCACAAACAGCGGCGATACCGTCAGAATTACAGAGATCGGACCCATCACCATAGGAGACTACTCCAAGAATACGGACATTGCCGATCCGGAGAACCTGGTGGATGCCCAGCAGGCATTGCAGATCACCGAATCCAAGTACTTCAACTTCCAGGTGGACGAGGTTGACCTCAAGCAGGGCAACCCAAAGGTCGTTAGCGCCGGCATGAACGAAGCTGCTTATGCACTCAGAGATGAGGTTGACCAGTTCATTGCGGGCAAGTACGCTGATGCATCCGCTGCCAATCTGATAGGCACCACAGCGGCCCCGAAGGCACCTAACAACACCGCAGGCGATGCACAGAACGTCTATAAGCTCATGACCCTGGCCCGAAAGGCCCTGGTAAAATCCAATGTGCCTACTGGTGGCTGGTGGATGGTTGTGCAGCCTGAACTCTATGCGCTGCTGCTCAATGAAGACAAGTTCGTCTCTGCCGAGAAAGCAGGAACTACTGCAGGCCTGAGAACCGGTGAGGTGGGCACCATCCTGGGGTTCACCATCTTCGAAAGCAATAACGTCGAGTACATCGAGGACGGGGACGGAAGCCATGATGTCTACAAGTGCATGTTCGGCACCAACAAGGCCATCACGTTCGCTGATCAGATCAACAACGTAAAGCAGTACAGCCCTGAGAAAAGGTTCGCCGTTGCATACAAGGGCCTGCACCTGTATGGTGCAAAGGTCGTCCGGCCTCAGTGCCTTGGTGTGCTGAGCTGCTACACGACTTAGGGAGGAATGTTAATGAAAATACTTACAATCCTTTTTGCTCTGATGTTGCTGGCGGCTCCTGCAATGGGCACTGTAGCCACTGCTATTCAGCAGTATAACCAGACGTGGGCAGATCCCGATAACGGCGGGGCTGATGTATGGGACTCGCTGGCTGCATGGAACACCATTTGGGCAACGGACAATGGAAACCAGGTGCTGATAGTCAATACAACTGTCACGAGCGGACAGTGGGGCATTAACCTGACGCTTCACAGCGGGCCATTCATCAATGGGGCACAGGGAGACTTACTATACACCCTATCCCGGAATCGGACGTACATCCTGGGGCCGGTCGAGCTATCTCGGTTCAAGCAGGCCAACGGAACGATTCTCTTCCAGTCCAATGCCACCAGAGGAAAGGCAATTGCGGTGGGGCTGCCATGAAAATAAGCAGCTACAAGAATCTGGTCACTGGTGAGACGGTATCCTTCGAAACAGGGTCGCGAAGGGATCGAAAAGTACGGGCAGATTCAAAAAAATATCAGCTCATCGTGAATGATGCCGCGCCGATCGCGGTCAAGATCGATCCTGAAAAGGTGAAAAAGCCGGAGAAATCCGGCTGATAATCATTTTTCCGAATAATAAACTTGGGGTGATCATAATGGCAGTTGAAGACGGCGATCTTAGCATAGATTCTCAATATTTGCGAAGCATAGATAATAAGTTTCCCGCAACTCTTGGTAAAAAGACCTCTGACGAATCTCTATCGGTAGTCCAGGCAGATCCGGAGCGGACCGTCGCCGGGCACTCTACCACAGTGACCGGCTCCGCACAACCCCTCAGTGCAGTCAGCATTGTCTACAGGCAGATCTACTGGAAACCCGAATCTGGGGCAGCAGAAATCATCTGGGGCGGATCAGACGTTCAAGACTTCGTTGGGGTGCAGGGGGTAGCGGAATCCCAGGAGCTTCAGCCCTGGGAGGAGCGTGCCCCGCTGTTTGTTTCGTGTTCCTGTAACAGTCTAAGGATGATTTGCTCATAGGTTTCTCCTTTCTTACCAATTTCCTTGAGTTTATCTCTGGTTTCCGGTGTTATCTGGATCGTTGTTACCATAAGTCTTATATAGTGACCATGTACTATATATCATTGTCTATTGCTAGAGTCAGACCATCATCTGGTAGGGCACTTCCCCCTGATGAAAGATGCCAGGGAACAGACAACAGCTTAACTGACTCGTACAAGCAAATACAGGGACACGGTATCGGAAGCACGAGACTGGGTAACTGGTCTGGCGGATTGCATGATAGATGAAGCCTCTTCCTATACCGGGGCAGCCAAGCACAACATCATCGTGCCACATCCTAATCAGGGAGAAGAGTCACCCTGCCATACGCCTCGCGACTTTTTGCGCAGAGGCAAGCCAACGACTTCAGTCGTTGGTAGGTGAC